ATTCTCGTTAAACAAAGCAGCGTGAAGTATAATACCAACAACAATCGTTGTCTTACCAACCTGACGAGGCATCTTGCAGATAACAAAACGCTCTTTCTCAAATAATCTAACAATATCTTTTTGGTATTCATAGGGATCAAAGGATATAAGACCCCTATCTACGTTAACAATTTTAACATAGTTTTCAATGAAATACAACTGATCTCTTGCGCACTTTACATACTCTTGAATCTGCTCTTTCGTGAATTCAATTGGTACATCTGCTCGCTTAAGATTTTTATTACCTAGATATATCTCACTCTTGCTCATTAGATTTTTTCAATAGTTTTTGAAGTTCAGTTGTTGATCCAACAAACAAATTATTGTTGATTGTTTGAGGTGCTTCAACACCATCCAATCTTTCTATTTCTTTTGTCTTCTTGGCCAACTCTATTAGATCTTTGTTAGTATCAGCAAGAGTTTTAATTAACGTTGCAACCACCTCGTAAGCTCTAGGGTGCTGAGACTGACCTGCAACATCTAGCATACCATCCAGAGCTTCATTACCCTTCTCAAGAATATTAATCATGTTGCCACGGGCATACTGATAGTCAGTAACCGTGTCGATGCTTTCTTTTTTAACTTTTGGTAAAACCTCCTGCATAGGAGTTAATCCCAAGGCGTCACCTATTGTATCATTGATCATAGAATTGCTCGATTGTTTGGGTAATTGCATAGTCATCATCTGCTTCCACTTCATCAAGAGTCTTACCAGTGACCGTTGGGATAGTGGTTATTGTATCGTAAACCTGCGAAGAACCTATTGCATCATCAATATTTACACTGGTTGGAATGCTGTACAAATTAATACCAGTGTTCTTGATAACTTTTTGCGATCTGGTAGGACCAAAAATGTAACCTTTAAGAGTAAATGATAATGTCCATACAATAGCACGCCTCTCAACAAAGTTACCTGTGTATGTATCTTCAGATTTAACCGAGTTTAAAATCACAGGAATATCATATTTGTGCTGCATTGTTGAATCTAGATTCAATGTTGCTGTCCATTCAGGTGTAAAAAACGGAAGAATTTGTTCTAATATCCTTGTACCATCTCTTGCTTGCTTGACCATGATATTGAGATCAAAGTTGAAATCATATGGCACAGGCATGTATTGATAGGTCAACTTGTTAGGATCACTAGCATTAACTACGGACAGTTTATTAATTGTTGGCAGCTTTCTTTCCGGTGCATATCTCAAATCCAACAACTCAAACCCCATTCTGGGTAGCTGAATTGCTACTGGCTTGTTAAGATTTGGGTCTTGTTCTAGTCTAACTAAAAACTTCTGCTTAGGACCATAGGAGATAGGTACCTTAATTGTTTGAGTCGTATTGGTACCGTCACCCTTACTGATATACACATCATTAAATAGTGTGCCAAAAAGAATGACGTATTTGCGAATCGTGTCGTGATAGAATACCTGACCGAACATTAGTATGCTCCTTCACTAAATGGATCAATCTCAGTGAAGTCAAGTATGCCATCTGATTCTGATTGAATATCGTAGTTGTCTGAAACAGGGTCTTGGACTTTGAGATCATACTGTTCTTGAATGAGATCAAATCCTTCCTCATCTGCAAGAGCTAATCCGCTTTCAAGCATGATACCAAAGTCAGACATATTGAATGTAAGTGGCTTCTGTTTGTCGTCAATCTCAGCTATACCAGTATTGAATACTTCGTTATTATACTCAAACAACTCACATACTAGATCAAATGTCTGTAAAGCACCCAACTGATAAAAAATAGCTTCGTGCTCTACAAACTTAATCTCAAACAACTTTCTGTTGAGTGGGAAGTAAATTAGATCACCTTCACGTGGTCTAACAAAGGATGTCAGAGCCCCAACCTCCTCAGAAAAAGCACGTCTGGAAACAGTAAACGTTACTTGATCCCTAATTTCAAGATTAAATTTAGATAAGAAGTCACCTTGGCCAGCAAACCCTTCAACGTTCTTAATATACATCTCTATGAAGTATTGAGAGTCGAACCTTGAATAAGTTTCCTCTGCGTAGATATCATCACTATTGACTAACGTTCTTGGAAGATAGTAGAGGTCATGACCGTAAATTTTGATAGACTCAACTACTAAGTTTTCAATCAGCAATTGCTCTTGGCTAGCACCAAAATTATTAAAATAGAACGATGTGGCCATTTATAGGTTACCCAATCATATCCATAACAGGTAGAGAGTAAGATGATATCATCTCTTTTTCTAACTGTTGAATGGCAGCATCTGCTTCTTGTTTGATATTTTGTCCGTTAAACGTAACCCCACCAGGAAGTTGCATTCCATTGAACTTACTTAAATTAGTACCCCACTGATACTTAATTTTCTCTGAGCAATATTCTTGAAGCCATCTATCACCCCAAGCATCCGTGTAAACATCTGGATCAACAACTTCATACGCTTCAACAATTATGTAATTACCAACATTGACCTTATCCCAGTTCATGTCAATATACATTTTGTTAGTATGTCTGTTGTATCTTATAGGTTGCTGACCAACCAACAGTTGCTCCATCAGCTGAATATGCTGGAACGCCATGAAGTATGGAACCATTGACACGGAGGTAAGAGTGTAAAGATCATTTAGAGCAATTTGATATCTGATATCAAACAGATTATTAGTGACCATAGGATCACCAAGATTGAAGATCCTAACAGCACCAATAATATTTTCGGGAAGTGTGATGTACTTGTTGGTTACATCATTAGAAGTGATGGTGTGTTTGTAGTATATTCTTTCAGACCCATCAAAGTGATAGTCGTAATAATATTTCAAAGACTCGTCAATACGGTCTTCAACCTGATCATCATCAACATTGATCTCAATGACTGGCTTACCCAGTTTTCTAAGACAATACTCTTTGAATTCAGCTCTTGTTGTTGGAACGGCCATTTTTACTCCTTATCTAGTGGAGTATTTATTATTGTTGTAATTAGGGCAGGAGAGAGGATATTATATCATATGGGGTTTTTATAAAAGATAGTCCTAAAACCTGCCTTTTCCTACCGGGAACTAATTTGACCGAGTGAGGCACGTTGGTATTCAGAATCCAGCACTCCCCACTTTTAGCACTAAAACTACCTATGTCATTTATTTTACTTAAGTTATAATTATGGAAAGATGTAACCTCTCCAGAAGCTTCCAAGTAAAAGTTTATGGTGCACACCCTAAAATCATCAACATGAGGAGGAATTAGTACGGGTGAATCTTCCAATGAACCACCATCAACCTCTAGATACCAAACCACTGGTGTTTCAACACTCAATACACTACCCGGAATAGAGCTGACCACACTCTCATACACTGCTTCACTAACATCATAGGTCGTGGCAATAGCAGGAATGTAAGGACTAACTCTCTTTAAAGCTACCCCATATTTTTGCCATTTGTCGTGATTTCTATGTAAACGATGCTTCAATCCCTTGTTATCTAATGAAACGTCAACTTTAAAAGGTAGAGGTCTGCAGCAATCACGCAGCTTCATTTCCAAATTAGTAGCTTGTTGTTTCATCACTATTTAAACACTAACCCAAAGGAATCCTTAGTAGCAGATAACGTTCCACCGTCCATAATTATCTGAGATGATTCAGAGATGGTAATACCCTTGAAAACAATTTCACCATCACAGAAAAAAAGTTTGGTTCGATCTAAAAATTCAAAATGTTCACCAGCCTTAATACTAAAAAAAGAAACATCAGGAACCACTGGAACTCGGTTGATATTATGTAGCGGACTGATGCAAAAAAGTCTCATTTTATCCAAAACTTCAGTATCAAGAACACCCACCAAAGGCCATGTGTCCGTATGATGCAATGTATTAAATCCAGGAGTCCGGAATATCTTCTGACCCGTATCTCTAACAGTAGTTACACATTTACCTCGAGTAATGACCCAAATATGATTGAATACTTTAGGATCATACTCTTCCTTTGTTAAATTTACGTTTGCGGGTCCATTAGAAGCGAATGTATTATGATTAGCAAATTCATCAGATACTCCTTCTCCAGGCTCTAAATCCGTTCTTGTCACAACATAACCAAACGCACGAAAAACTTTTTGTTCCATAACCAATCAATAAAAATTAAATATTAAATATGACTCCATAAGAGTCAGCCTCTGCTCGAACCGTTTTTCCACTACTAATAATTACTGATCCTGGTTGACTAATAGTTGTCGTACCTGCCACAAGAGTACCAATACCCAAGAATAGTTTAGTATCCTCAGTAGCAGTGTACTCTTCACCTTCTTTAAGACTAAAATAAGTCATTGGAGGAAGTATGGGATTGTTTTTTCTATTGAAACGTCCGGATATGAATAGTCGCTTGGACCAACCAACGTGTTCGTCAACATATGTTCCAAACGGCATTGGGGTAATTAGATTGCTATCACCAGGTTGCCTAGTGACCTGAGTACCGGTGTTTAGATTATGAACAATCCACGATCCGGCCAACACTACCCACACGTGAACATACATACCATCAACATATTCTGATGGTGATACATCAAATCTAAGCCTGTTTGTTATGGTATACTTATTGTTTGTGACAAAGTCGTTGTCGTCTGTATCAATATAATTTGCGTCAATGTCTGCTATGACAACTTCGTAGCCAAAAGCATTGTATATTGTGCGTTCCATTTAATACTCCTAGTTATTACAACTGCAAGCTGAATAAATGTATTTATATCATTTAAACATCAGAAGTATTCGTTAAAAAGTTAGACTATATTCTCACCACAGTATCAATTGGAAGTTCTGGCTCAGGAAGTTCAACAGGAGGCTCGACTATTTCAACAAAATTACTATTAACATATACCCACTTATCCTGAACACAATCATCTGGACATTCAACCCAGTATAAAGGTTCAGCAACAGGAAATTCCACATCAACGACCGCTGCAATTCTGACACCTTCATTACCATTGTTATCATACCTCATTTCACCAGGTGATATCAACGCTTTTTTCATCAGAAGAACTCCTCAACAATAACAACACCTGATGTTCCACTACCGCCATTACTAGTACCTGGCCCGTTTCTCACACCACCGGATCCACCACCACCTACACCGGCTCCTGGAGCTCCGGGAATATTGCCATCTCCAATCTGACCACCAACTCCACCCGATCCAAATACAGAAGCACCACCATAACCCTGCCTGTTGACGGGGCTACCAGGCGTTCCATTTATTTCTAATCCGTTGACTGTTGGACTCGGAGTGACTGTGGCTGTCCCTCCAGCACCACTTGAGCCATCTACATTACTACCAGCAGTATCACCTGTTGATCCACCAGTCGCTGATGCAAGAGCACCGAAGGAGCTTGTACCAGCTACACCGGAAACAGTAACAGCAACAGGAGATGCTGGAATGGATGCCTGATCTATCCAAGCAACAACCGTACCTCCACCTCCACCAGATCCACCCCTGCTATTATACGTTACAGATGATTTACCCTGTGGAGTGATTGTTGCAGTAGCTGGTCCTCCAGCACCTCCACCACCAACAACAGTTACTCTAATTGCTTTTAAATTGCTTGGCTTAGTATACACAGCAGGTGAAGTATATGTTGTTGAACGATAATCACTAGCTGAATTCTGTGTGCTAGCATCGTCAAACACGATACCAGACGTATTAAGTTTTGTTGTCATTTGATGCCTCTTTTTACTTTAATTTTTTAGTTAGTTAAACACAAATCCCAAACAGTCAGAAGTTATTTCTATATTACCCGATGAGAGAGAATAAGCTCCTGTTGTGGAGTAGATTGTATTACCCTTCTTAAAGGATCCATCAGCAAGGAAAAATTTAACAGGTGGTTCAATGATACTACCCACCGACCATCTCAAAACTGATACGTCCGGTAATACCGGATCTTTATCTATGTTAGCAAACGGATCTATATCAAACACCACTGTAGGCTCAATAATATCTTCTTTCACCATCCCCTTGACAAGTGAACAATCTATAGTACAATGTCCTCTTCCATAATAAGTAGGTATCATCGTGTGCACAGGGGTAATAGCTACATTACCACTTATATGTAATGAT